TGATAAAACAAATACAAATTTAAATTTAGTACAACAGGCAATAGGTGGCTTTGAACAAGTTACAGTTGGTGATGGAGCAACAGTTGCTCTTGCTATGACTGATGGTACTATATCAAACGCAAGAAATATGGTTATTAAAATAGCTTCAGTTACTTTATCTGGAGCAACAGTATTAACAGTTCCAAATAGTATAGAAAAAATGTATATATTTGACTGTAGTGCTGTAACAAACCCAACAAATCTTACAATTAAAACAGCAAGTGGAACAGGCTTTTCTCCAGATCAAGCAAAAATTTATTTTGCTTATTCAGATGGAACAAATATTGTTGAAGTGTCTTTAGATTCTTTAGGTGGTGCAATTGGCTCTGATAGTTTACCAACTGTACCTGTAAATAAAGGTGGTACAGGTGCAACAACTTTAGCAGGTGCAAATATAGCAGTATTAAACGCTACAAACAATTTTGGAGATAATATACTACAAAGAAGTTTGCTTAAAGACACAGGTGAAGTTAGTGTAGCATTAGGAGATTTAGGTGGTGGCACAGACGATATAGATTTATCTACTGGAAATGTTTTTACTGCAACAGTATCAACAGGCACACAGACTTTTACTTTTTCTAATCCTAGTCCAAGTGGTAATGCTTGTACTTTTATGTTGATATTAACTAACGGTGGATCACAAACAGTAAACTTTCCAGCATCTGTAGATTTTCCTGGTGGTTCTGCACCATCATTAACAGCAGCTGGTGTAGACATTTTAATGTTTACCACAGTAGATGGGGGTACAACATACCATGGCATTTTAGCAAGTTCGGATAGTAAATAATGGGCACTACAATTGGTTCAGGAAGAATGGGTTTTAAAACAGGATTTGTTGAGGGTGCTGGAACATATTTTGGAGATGGATCAGATGGTGCTGTAACTTTTGATGGTAGCACTACTGATGGTATTTCTGCTGGAGCAAGTTCTTATGGAAGATATTCTATAGACGGTGCTGCACCTGCTGGTTATCCAGTACCTTTAGCAGGCTCTAATGTATATGAATACACTGTTCCAAACAAAGATGGCTCTTATGATGGAGATGCTGTAGTAAAACAATTTACATCTTTAACTATTGATTCTGGTTATGTATTAACTACTGATCAACCTTGTAGAGGTCTTTTTATAATGGTACAAGGTAATTGCACTTTAAACGGTTCTATATCAATGACAGCAAGAGGTGCGTTTGCTGATCCAGATACGCATGGAGGCAACGCTGCTGGTATTCGTGTTCCTGTAAGTCCTGTAAGCAACAACGCTTTAGGTGAGGATATATCAGGTGGTGCAATATTTGATGGTATGGGTTCAACTGCCACTGGTTTAGAAAGTTCTTTTAATAGTGCAACTAAAGACGTAGGTGCTTTTTTAACCGTACCAAAAGTAGGTATGCCAGCAGATAGCACAAGAACTATTGAGCCTGGTAGTGATCAAGATATGAAAGGTTCTTTTGGTTTATCTGGAGACAATTGGATAGTTTCAACTTCTTGGGGTGCTAGACCAACTAATGCAGGAAAAACTGGTGAAGGTGGTTCTGGTAGAAATAGAGTAGGTGCAACTGCTGGTATAGCAGGTTCAGTTTTTTCAGGAGGACCAGGTGGAGGTGGCTCTTATTTTGGTTCAGGATATGAAGGACAAGATTATGGTGGTGCTGGAGGACCTAACGCAGCGGGTGGAGATTGGGCGGCTGCTGGAGGTGCAGGTAATCCTGGTGGTGGAAATAGTTTTGGTTCTGGTAGAGGTGGAGATGGCACTGGAGGTTTATTAATATTATTAGTAGGTGGTAATCTTACTATCGGTGCAAGTGGAGGTCTTTATGCTAAAGGAGTAGGTGGAGGCACTAGACTATCTTCAGGACAACAAGTTCCTGGTTCAGGTTCAGGTGGTGGAGCTATAATATGTGCTTATAAAGGTACCTTAAGTAATAGTGGTACAATTAATGTAGATGGAGGTATAATATCTACTGCTGATAATAGTGACAATACAAGTTATCCTTGCCCACAAGGTGGTGCAGGTTCTTATCAATTAATAAATTTAGCGTAGGAGAAATTATGAGATATGTAAAAGTAGAAGATGGTAAAGTTACAAAAACTATTGACAACCTAGGCAAAGAATATCCAACTACTTGTTTTCCAGCAGGAGGACCTAATTCTGATTGGCTTACAGGTGAAAAGTTAGAGGTTGTTACAGAAGTAAAGTTTAGCGATTCAAGAGATAAAGTTGAAAACGTAGATGCTTTTGAAAAAGATGGTAAATGGTATACACAAAAAGTAACACCTTATGTAGCACCAACTATTACTACAGATGAAAAATGGGAAATGATTAGAAATGATAGAAATGATAGGTTGCGTAGATGTGATTATATTTTTTGTGATGACGCACCTAGTTCTGTTACTTCTAAATTAGATGATTGGAAAACTTATAGACAATCTTTAAGAGATATAACAAAACAATCAGACCCAGATAAAATTAGCTGGCCTACAGAACCTAGCTCATAAGGTGCTACCTTATGCTAAGCGAAGTCAAAATAGCACCTGGCATAAACAAACAGGTTACTCCGACAGGAGCACAAGGCAAGTGGATTGATTGTGATAATGTTCGTTTTCGTTATGGTTATCCAGAAAAGATAGGTGGTTGGGAACAAACGACTACTCATACTCTTGTTGGTGTAACAAGAGCAATGCATATTTGGGCGGATAAACTAGGTCGTAGATTTATAGCCTTAGGCACTAATAAAGCTTTATTTATTTACTATGATGGTGCTTACTATGATATCACACCTTTAGATACAGCCATAACCTCTTGTACTTTTACTTCTTCTAATGGCTCATCAACTGTAACAATAAACAAAGCAGGACATGGTTTAGTAGAGGGAGATTTATTTTTGTTTAGTAGTGTGACATTACCAGGTGGTGGAGCTACTGGATATACTGCTAGTAATTTTACTTCTAACACTTTTCAAGTAATTACTGCTGAGTCAGATACTTTTACTGTAACTATGGCAAGTATCGAATCAGGCACTGGCATGACTGCTGCTGGATCAGTTACCGTTACTCCTTACTTTGATATAGGTGATGCTTTGCAAGTTGCTGGTTATGGTTGGGGAACTGGTAGGTATGGAGGTGAGGCTTTTCCATTAGCAACTAGCACATTAAATGGGGCATTATTAAATGATTCAAATGGTACTGGTGGATCAGGTACAACAATAGCTTTAGCTTCTACAGCTAATTTTTCTGCATCAGGTGGAACAATAAAAATAGACAACGAATTAATAACTTACACTGGTGTAAGTGGTAGCAATTTGACTGGAATATCAAGAGGAGCATCTGGTACATCTACAGCTGCACATAGCGATGGAACTACTGTAGAGGAGGCATCTGATTATTTTGGTTGGGGAGATGCAACTAACCAAGCTGTAACTATATTAGAACCTGGTAATTGGTCATTAGATAATTTTGGTGAAATACTTATAGGCACTGTAAGAAATAATAAATCATTTCAATGGAACCCAGGTGCTGCATCTCCACTTACGACAAGAGCTAGTGTTATATCAGGAGCACCAGAAAAAAGTGTGATGACTTTAGTATCAGATAGAGATAGGCATTTAATTCACTTAGGAACAGAACCTACTATAGCAAGTGGTACACAAGATAAAATGTTTATAAGATTTTCTGATCAAGAAAGTTTAACTGATTATGCACCAACCTCAACCAATACGGCAGGTACATTTAGAATAGACAATGGTACTAAAATCGTAGGTGGTGTAAATGCTGGATCATATAATTTAATACTAACAAACACCGCTGCTTACACTATGAGATTCATAGGACCACCTTTTACTTTTGGTATTGAACAAGTGGGAGCTAATTGTGGTTTAATTTCACAACATGGAGTTGTCGCTGTAAACGGAGTTGTTTACTGGATGGGTCAAGCAGGTGGTTTTTATTTATTTGATGGAACAGTAAAAAAAATACCTTGTTCAGTAGAAGATTTTGTTTTTACTACTATTGATGATGGTGATTTAGGTTTAAATTTTAATTCTGCTGATGTTATATTTGCAGGTTATAATTCATTGTTTGGAGAGATAAATTGGTTTTATCCAAAAGCAGGATCAACACAAATAGACAGAGTAGTAACATATAATTATTTAGAGGCAGTTTGGACTATAGGTTCATTAGCAAGAACAACATACTACGATAAAACAATATTTGATAACCCTTATGCAAGTGAATTTGATGATAGTGCTGTTCCTACATTTCCCACAATACAAGGAGTAACAAATGTAAATGGAGCTAGTACTTTGTATGCACACGAAAAAGGTAACAATCAAGTGAACACTTCTGCTACTACTGCGATAGTGGGAAGTATACAAAGTGGTGATTTTGAAGTAACCACCGATGGAAGCACTGGAGAGTTTTTTATTAAAGTGAGAAGATTTGTACCAGACTTTAGAGCTCTTACTGGTAACGCACAAGTTACTATAAATCTTAAAGACTTTCCTAGTGACACAGAGGCTAGTAGTAGTTTAGGTCCGTTCACTGTATCTTCTAGCACACAAAAAGTAGATACGAGAGCTAGAGGTAGGGCAGCTAATTTAAAAATAGAAAATACAGCAACAGATGAAACTTGGCGTTATGGAACATTTAAGGCAGACACACAAGTAGATGGTAGGCGTTAATGAATGGACATAAAAAACATAGTAAGTATTGATGATGAAAATATTTGGAAGAGTGACCACACATCTAATCCATATGCAATAGTTTTAAACGCAAAAAAAATATGGAAATTCACAAAACACGAGTGGCCTGATAAATATAAATTTTATTCTGAAATGATAAAAAACAATGCCCTAGATTTTAAATGGGGTCTTAACAAACAAAAGTCATTCAAAGTCTTGACTATAAAAGAGTATTGTTATTTTATGGCACCTCCTGATATAATATATAGAGCTATAAGGAAAGAAGATGGTAAAAAAAATAAAAGACCCAGTAAAAGGAACAGGTAAAAAACCTAAAGGTAGTGGCCGTAGATTATACACTGATGAAAATCCTAAAGATACTGTAAAAATAAAATTTGCTACTCTATCAGATGCTAAAGCAACTTGTAGAAAAGTTAAAAGAGTAAACAAATCTTTTGCTAGAAAAATACAAATATTAACTGTTATGGAACAACGTGCAAAAGTTATGGGAAAAACTGAAGTAGCAAGATTAGCTAAACAATGTAAAGAAGCAATTAGAAAAGAAAATAAAAAATGAAAATATTTGATATTACAGTAATGGTAATATGTTTGTATTTAATAATAAATGCACTGTACTCTAATATTATTCAATATGTAGAAATTACAAAAATATACACTTGTAGCACTCATAAATATGTTACAAATGATTTAAAAAAAACAGGTAAAAAAGAAAGAGTTGCATGGGCGATTAGTGATAACGATCAACTAATTGAAATTTTTAACAATACAAAAAGTAAAAAATGGACTATAATATTTTCAAATAGACACGGATTGACTTGTGGTTTAGTGGGCGGTTCACAAGGAATATACGGAGATAAATTTTGAAATGATATGCAAACTAATTTAGAAAATAAAAATTATGAAAATACTTTACATTTACAAAGAAAATATCCTACTGTTGTTGTCGATGATTTTTTTAAAAACCCTGATGTAATTAGAAAATACGCTTTATCTTTACCTTATGAAACAGCAGAAGATGGAAGATGGCCTGGTAAAAGATCACCTTTATTACACACCGTTAATGAGAAACTTGTTTATTCTATAGCAAAAAAAATGCTAAGTGTTTACTACGATTTAAGCACACAAATTTATTGGCACAGTATACAAATGGCTTTTCAAAAAATAAAACCATACTCAAAAAACAAAGACAGTTTGTTAAATAAAGGATGGATTCACACTGATGGTATGAGAACTTTAGCAGGTGTAGTTTATTTAACACCTAATGTAGAGATAGATGCAGGCACATCAATATTCAAAATAAAAAACGAACACATTGATTATAATATAAGGCAAAAACAAATCGCTAAAGATAAATTATACAAAAATGGTTCACATAATTTAGAAGAATACAATGAAGAAATTAATAATTTATATGATAAGTTTAATAAAGTTACAGAAGTTAAAAATCTTTACAATAGATGTATTCTTTATGACGCTCACGAATACCATACAGGAACAAATTATTTTACGGACGATAAAGAAAGATTGTCATTAATTTTTTTCTTTACTGATTTAAACACAAGTATACCACCTAAAGATAGAGTTATGTACTTTGACAAAGAAATAGAGTACGATATACTAAATTGTAAGAATTATGGCAAAGATAGTAACAAACATACCTGATCCAAAAATGGAATACAGTGTTGAAAACCAAAGATTAATAAATTTAGCACTCAACCAAATAATATCTAAATTAAATACTTCTTATCAAGAAGACTTAAAATCAGAACAACAAGCTTTTGAGTATTTTTTATCATGACAATACGCTATAAAAATCAAGGTTTTAAACAAACAGATACAAGTAAAACTACAGTATTGACTTGTCCTAGTGATGCAACAATAATAGTTAAAAGTATCTACTGTGCAAATAATGATGGCTCTTCAGCTATTCTAGTCAATATGAATTTTGTTGATTCATCTGATTCTAGCACTGAATATGAATTTTTTAGAGATGATGTAGCTGCTAAATCTCAAGTAAACGCATCACCTGAAGGTTTAAATTTAGAGGCAGGAGACGCTATAACTGTGCAGGCAGCCTCAGGCAGTAGTAAAATACAAGGCCTGATAAGTTATGCTCTCATAGATCGATTTTTGCAGAATGGGTAATGCAACTACATCAAGCCATCTTTAAAGTACAAAAATCTTTATCTTTTGAATATTCTAAAGAACTTATTAAATTTATAGATACAAAAGCTGTAACAAAAGCAAAAGTATTAATTGGTGGTAAAAATGTAGAGGACACTAAACAAAGAAATGTTTTTGATTATGGCTTAAATAAAGACAATAAAGAAGATGTTGTGCATGGTAGGTTCTTGATGCAAAAAATGAAAGAAGCCTTAGATCAATATGTGCAAACTTTTAGTTATTTAAGAGAGGCTTCTCCACAAACAATAAACTTACTTAAGTATACAAAAGGTAACTTTTACAGACCTCACATTGATGCTTTTCATACAGTTAACCGACAACTATCTTTTATCTTTTGTCTTAATCAAGACTACGATGGCGGTGAATTATATTTTTATCATCCTGTAACAAGAAAACCATATTCACAAGCTCACCTTGGTACAGGTGATTTAATAATATTTCCTAGTAATTTTTTATACCCTCATCAAGTTACACCAGTCACTAAAGGAGTTAGATATAGTGTTGTAGCTTGGTATAGTTAAAGATTGACAACTTATTTAGATACAATATAATATTGTGATGAAAAAAATACAATGTGAAACAAAAGAAGTTTATAGAAATAAAAAAACTAACATGATTTATGCAACTAAGAAAGACGCAGATCATGACATTAACAATCCAAATACAGACACTAAGGAAGAAGATGTCGTAACTGATGTAACAGTGATAGTGCCACCTGAAGCTTTGAATTTAGTATCTGGTACAAAAAAATGAAAATAAATTATAATAAGTTTTATTATAATCCTATGCCTGAAAATTTATCATTACGTAAAAGTGATATACATGGACACGGTGTTTTTGCAAATCAAGAAATAAAAAAGAATATAGACTTAGGTAGCACACATATCAAAGTGCCTATGATACTAGGATATATTAGAACACCCTTAGGTGGTTTTTTAAATCATTCTAATAAACCAAATTGTGTATTACAAGTTACTAGAGATTGGGATGATTACATAATTTATAATGTTTTTACGACAAGAAAAATTAAAAAGAACGAAGAATTATTGTTAGAGTATGGTGCGTAATGTTACCGCAAGGGGGGACTGAAATACAACACCGACTTTTATCACATCATGTAGATGAAAAACTATTATCACATTTTCAAATTTGCACATCAATACCAGGTAAAGTACCTTTATCTGGTGATAAAATAAATATTTTGTGGCAGAAAAATAGTCACGATCAACCAAATATATATCCTTGGTTTGGGGACAAAAGTAATCACAATAAGTTTGACTGGTATGTTTTTAATTCACATTGGAACTATGAGAAATTTAGATATCGTTTTGATATCCCTACACACAAATGTCATGTAATTAAAAATGGTGTAGATAATTTTCCTGATAGATTACCTTACAGAGAAGGCAACATGGTGCGGTTGTTATTTCATGTAACACCTTGGAGAGGTTTGAATGTCTTATTAGGAGCAATGCAACAACTACAAGATTGTAATGTGCACTTAGATGTGTTTAGTAGCTGTAAAATATACGGAGAAGAGTTTGAAAAAAACAATGAAGCAAAGTATGAGCCTTTGTATGAACAAGCTAGAAGATTAGGTAATGTAAATTACATAGGGTATAAAGAACATGCTTTTATCAAAAAATATATATATCGATATCATATGTTTGCTTATCCTAGTATATGGGAAGAAACTAGTTGTAACGCAGCATTAGAAGCAATGGCAGCAGGTTTGTATTGTATTGTAACTAATTACGGTGCATTGTATGAAACATGCTCCGAGTTTCCTGCTTATGTAACCTATGACAAAGACTACAAAAGATTGTCCACAGTTTTTGCAGATGCTATACGACAAGCAGTGACCACGCTACACGAATCAGGGGTACAAAAACATTTAGATGTACAACAAGATTTTGTAAAAAGATTTTATAGCTGGGAAAAGAAAAAACAAGAATGGACTAACTTTTTGACTGGAGCATTGAATGCTAAAAAACGAACCCTTGTACACGCCTGACGCTTCATGGTTAGAGAAGAATAAAATAAAATTATTTGTAGCCACACCAGTACATAGTCAAGTATCCATACATTTTATGCAGTCTGTTTTTAAATTACAGGCAAAGTGTCATGAACATCACGTACCTATTATGTTGCAACTTATGAAATCATCTTTAGTCACACAGGGCAGAAATTCTTGTGTATCTGAGTTTTTACATACCGACTACACGCACTTACTATTTATAGATAGTGATATACAATTTGATGCAAACTCTATATTTAAAATGTTAGAAAAAGATCAAGAGGTATTAAGTATACCTTACCCTATGAAAAATATATTGTGGGACAAAGTATATGATAAGTGGCAAACCATACCACATATGGATAAAACACAGATAGCTACATCAGGTAATAAGTTTCCTGTACGATTGAAAGAGCAAGAACAAGACATTACCTGCACTGATGAAATGATAGAATTATCTCATTCTATGACAGGATGTACTTTGATTAAAAGACAGGTGTTTGATAAAATGATACAAGCCTATCCTGAACTTACTATTAAACAAGAAACTATGATAGATGGTTTTATGCAATATCGTAAGCATTTGTATAATTTTTTTGATACTTATTATGATAAAGAGAACAAACTGTATTATGGTGAAGACTTTGCTTTTTCAAGGTTGTGGACAAAAATAGGGGGTAAGTGTATGGCACTGATTACTGAATACATTACTCATGTAGGGGAATATCAGTATACTGGACGGTTAATAGATGAAATGATGCCTGTGGGTCTTGATAAGTCGGACAATACAGAGTAGAATAGACTTAGTTATAACTAGGAGAACACTATGGCCGATCCAGTCACAATGGCAATTATATTTGGAATAGGAAGTTTTGGAGTCGCTAAAATGCAAGGGGCTTCAACAAGAGATGCTTTGTTAGCAGGAGGAATAGGAGCTTTAGGAGGATATGCTGGAGCAGGTGGTTTCTCACAAAGTGCTTTAGGAGCAGGATCAACAGGATATGCAGGAACCTCAGAAGTTGTAAAACAAGAGGCCTTAAAATCAGCTATTGCAGATAAAGCAGCAACTGATGCAGCTGCGTCTGCTACAGGACAAGGTTTCTTTAGTAGTATGGGATCAAAATTTGCAGCTTTACCCACATCTCAAAAATTAGGATTAGGGGTAGCAGGTGCTACTTTAGCTGGTGGTTTACTTATGCCAAAACCAAACGTTGGTATGCAAGAAAATTTAATGGGCACACCAGAAGAATATGCAGCAGCTTATGCAAGACAAAGAGAAGCAGCCTCTGGTATATCAGATCGAGCAACTTATGGAGATGTTGGTGGTTTTGCAAATCAAAACATCTATGCAGCAAAGACAGGTGGGTTGGCTGAGATTAAAAGGTTTAAAGAAGGTGGTGTGAATTACTTACCAAGTAAAGTAGACCATGATGAAAAAGATTATAATAATTATGTAAGAGCAGAAGGTTATGTTGAGGACGGGTCAGGCAATGGTAACAAAGACGAAGATACCATGCTTGCACAATTAGCAGATGGTGAGTTTGTAAGTCGTGCAGATGCGGTACTCGGTGCAGGGATCATGCAAGGTGCAGATCCAAATGATTTTAAACAGATGAGAAGAATGGGGGCAAAATATTTCTATACACAGCAGGATCAATTAAAAAGAATATATGACATGGTAAGCTAATGAAGCTGACTGATGAAATTTGGAATATATTAGAACCCGCTGCTAAGATAGGAGATAAAGCCACACGAGAAGACATAGAGGTAGCTTTGGAAAAAGGTCAATATCAATTATTTCAAAAAAACAAAAGTGCTGCAATTACAGCTCCAATAAAAAATTCTTTAAGAGTTGGTTTAGCAGGTGGTGATTTAAAAGATCTTATAGAGATTGAAAAAGATATTGAAGCGTATGCCAGAAGCAGATACTTTAATTGCATTGATATATTAGGCAGAGAGGGTTGGGAAAAAGTATTAGATGGCTATGAGAAAAAAGCAGTATTGCTTAGAAAGGATTTAAAATGAGTTTTATTTTTGGTGGAGGTAGTGCTCCTGCTCCTGCTCCAGCATCAAGTTCTGGTACTACAACTACTTTCACAAGAGAGGCACCTGAGATTGAAGCAAGAAAACTTGCTTTATATGATGAGACGTTAAATTTAGCTAAAGAGCCAATAGAAATACCTGCTTATCAAATAGCACCAATGTCACCATTAGAGAGACAAGCTGCTGATGCAGCTGCTAATTTTGGTGTAGGATCTGATGTAGTATTAAGTGGTATTGGTTCTGTATTAGGAGCACAACAAACTGCGGCTCAAGGGCCAGACATTGATAGATTTTTAAACCCTTTCCAATCTTATGTTGTTGATGAGATCAATAGACAATCTGAAATAGCAAAAAGTAATTTAGCAGCTAATGCTATACAAAGTGGTGCTTTTGGTGGTGGACGAGAAGGTGTTGCACAAGGTGAATTAGAAAGAGCAAGACTTGCTAAAGTTGGTGAAGCTCAAGCATTAGGTTTTGACAGAGCTGCACAATTAGCACAACAACAACAATCACAACAAGTACAAACACAACTACAAGCTGGTCAGCAAATGGGTACGCTAGGACAAATACAACAAGCACAGGTACAAAAAGATATAGGACAAGCTGCACAACTTGGTGGTTTAGAAAGACAAATACAACAACAGGCATTACAGGCACAAAGACAAACAGAGATAGCAAGAGCCTATGAGCCTTTCCAAAGAGCAGAGTTTCAAAAAGGTATTATGACTACCTTACCTACAGCTGCTTCACAGATTACCGCAGGAACTGGTCCTGGTGTTAATCCGTTTGCACAAGCAGCTCAAGCAGGCTTAGGTGCATATGCTACATATAATTTAGTTGGCCCAGGTGGACCAGTGGGTGGACCAGGAAAGACGCAATAATGACAGAGGGTATTAAATCAATAAACATAGATGAAACAGAAAAAGTTGAAGATCCTAATTTAGGTCTTCCTTATGAGGATCTACCATCAGATACTTCTAAAGATCCATCAGAGATGTTTTTATCACCAAGAGAATCAAGAGGTTTAGAGGCTGCTGCTTTTGCTACTATAATTGGTCAAGCTCCTACAACTGGTAATTTAGTAGGTGATTTTTTTTCTACTTTAGCACAATCTGGTCCTGCATCCTTAGCCGCTTATAAAGAAAGACTTAATGTAAAAGAAAAAGAAGCTGAGTATAAAAGCAAACAAGAAAGTTTAGCTGGTAAACTTAATAATGTTCACGTTGTTGATACTTTTGCAGATGACATATCAGTACAACTTTTACCAGAGACATTTGTTGCAAGGCAAAATCAAATGACACCAGGAAGATTTTTCTTTGCCCCTCAAGGTAATTTATCGTCTAACCCTGTTGATAATGCTGTTTATGCTAGTGGACCCTTACAAGGAAAACCAGCAGAAATAGGATCAATAGCTTTTAACATAGATGCAGAAAAATATAAAAGAGATCCAGATAATTATGTGAGAAAATATCGTATTGATGATTATGAGGAAGCTGATTTATATTGGGAAGATGCCCCTCCAGGCACTCCAATAGTTGAAAGAATTAGAAGAGGAGTAAACTTTACAGAATGGAAAAAATTATCACCAGACGATAAAACAAAAAAAGGGTGGATTAAAGGTATTCCTGAAAAAGCTGAGGCAGAATTAGTTGATTTACAGAAACAACAAACACAACAAAGTAACAAACAATTAGCAATAGCAGAACGTTTATCAGGAGTTAAAGGTCTGATAAACATTATGAATAAAACAGGAGCCGAGTTTGCAAAAGGTGGTATACCAGGTACGGCAGGAAAAATTTTTAAAGGTGTAAATGAGATCTCTGCATTTTTAGGCGAAGGTATGTCTGCTGTGCGACAATTTATAAATAAAGATGGTGACAAATCAGACCAAGAAATAAGTATGATTGAAAAAAGAGGTCTAAGGCAAGCAGAAAATGAAATACGAGGATACCTTGTTAAAAAAGTGAAAGACAGTGGTATAAAAAGTTTAACTAGAAATGAAGAAAAAGTTTACAGGTATTTCACAGGTAAATTATCTGGTACTGAGCAAGCTAAAATATCAACACAAGCTATGGTTTCAAATGTGACACAATTTGCTTATTTGTTAGCGAAATCAAGAGAATCAGGTGGTAAGTTTTCTGTTCCTGATATTCAAATGGCTTTAAGTAGTGTTGGTGCTGACAGTAATGATATATTTATAATTTTATCTGGTATGCAAAATATTATTGATCAACAAGTAGAACAAATTGTAGCAGAAACAGAAGATGCTTATTACAACCCAATAACTAAAAAAGCTACAAATTATAAAGAATTATACGCAGATGATAGATTAAGACCTTATCAAGATGTTTTTAGATATTATAATGATAATATTACAGATACACCTTATGATAGTTTACCTAAAACTAATAAAGATGATCCTTATGGTTCAAAAGCTTTTTGGGACAATAATTATAAAGGTTCTACTTACAAACCTTATACTCCTGTAGATATTCCTGCTGAAGAAAATCAAAATAAAAGTGACAAAGATGCTTTTATTTTAGGTGGATCTGATTTAGAAGAAAATGTGTCAGGATTAGGCAAATGACAATACAAGCACCATATAAAGTAGAGGTTAAAGAAACCATAGATCAGTATAAGGTAAATAACGAAAAAGAGTACAATAAGTACGTAAAGGGTTATGAACAACTACCTTCTGATAAAAAAACTATGAGTTTAGATGATAAAATTACTTTGTTTGAGTATTATCAAGAAAAGAAAAAAAATCCAGAAGTAGATTTTATGGAATTTTACAAAGCTTATAATCCTAACGGTACTTTTGCATCAACAGATAATTATAGAGAGAATTATAAAAGTAATCCTGATTTATTAGAAGAGTCAGATGCAAAAATAGCTGATAGGATGTTTAATGAACTTACTGTTGGAAAAGCAAGAATACCCGACATGGATGGTATTAACATAAAAAAATATGGTGATTTTATTTTTCAAATGGCTCCAAGATATGAAGAAACTATTGGCTCTATAAAAGAAGGTATACCAGCGTCAAGAAGAGAACTTAAATACAACAGAAAAGAATTAGCAGAACTTACTGGCACCCTAGTGGGTACAGAGGAAGAAGCGATACCAACAGCCAAGGCTAGAGCTGCTATGAGTTTAGCAGTGCAAAGAGATGATGGTATAAATTTTTTACAAGACTATTTATTAAATGCTTATCAAAAGTCTGGAATTAAAGTAGGACCAGAAGTTCAACAAATAATTGATGAAAATAAATTTATTAGACAAAACCCTAAATCAGGGGAATTAGAGTTTTACAATCCAAGAGCAAACGCATATCAATTAGTAAATACTGCTGGTTTTGATATAGGTGACATGAACTCATTATTAGGTGATGGTATAAAACTAGTATCAGAAGTGGTTGGTGGAACATTAGGTTTCCTTGGAGGAACAGCTGTTGGTGTGTCCACAGGTTTAGTCGGAGGCCCTGCTGCCAGTTTAATATTTGGAAAGACAGGCGGAGCCGCAGGGTTAACGATAGGCTCTTATGGAGGTAATTTAGTAGGTGAAGTTATTAAAGGTAAATTAGGTAATTTATTTTTTCCTGGTTTAAATGTGGATGATGAGGGTAATGATTTGACCATGATGCAAATAATGAGTGACCCTGTTGTACAAAGTGATGCACGACTTTCAGGTCTTATGGCTTTAGCTGGCCCTGTGGCTGAAAAAGTTGTAAAAGTTTTTAACAAATCACTTAAAACTGGTAAACTTATAACTAGAAAAGATTTAAAAGGTTTATCTGATAACGCAGAAGAGGCACAAATAATAGCTGATAATATAAATCAAAAGTTATCTGATATCAAACTGACAGGCAAATTAAAAGACAAAAAATTCTTTTTTGGTATAGGTGAATCTACCGCAGATCCAGAAACTTTATATTATTTAAATGCTTTAATGGATTCTGATCCAGCTGTTAAAAAAGCTGTTGAAGGTATGGATGAGATTAACAAAGGTATTTTAAAACAATATTTTAATAATCTTAATAAAACCTACAAAGGTATGAAAGATGATGTAGATACTACAGAGGTGATGAATGAAGTAAAAAAAATAATTGGTATAAGACAAAATACTACACTTGGTAAAGAACAAGATAGAATACTAAATTCTTCTAAATTAGAGTTAGACAGTGTTATAGAGGGTATGCCAGCAGGCACAAAAGTAAAACCTAATTTAATTACCAAAAGCGGTGGTGAAGTAACAGATGGCTCTTATATAAGAACAGCCATAGGAGATGCAGTCCATGCGTTAGAAAAAGATTTTGCTGATGAATTTAAAGGTATTATGGAAATAGCAAAAGATCAGCAAGTTGATGTTACACAGCTAAGAAATGTTTTAAAAGAAATTACTACTAGAAGAAAAGACACAGCTTTTAAAAACTTTTTACCTATTAATAAATTATTTAAATTAAAAAAAGGTGAAAAATTAAATGCAAAATATTTAATACAAACCATGCAAGATTTAAAAGCTTTTGACAGAAAAATGAGAACAGGAGCTGTAGCTGATAATGTATCTGAAACAGAAGTGAGACGATTAATTGGTGGGATTATGGACTCGTTTAAAAATTCTACTGATGTTGGTGTTAAAGATACCTATAAGATATTACAAAACACAAATCAAAATTATTTTAATGCGAAAAGAAAATTAACTAATACTTTATCAGACATGGTAGCTGTTAAAAACGGTAAAGTAAAGATACAAGATTCTGATTTATTTGAAACTTCTTTTACACCTAAAGCTAAAGGATACAAAGAAAGAATAGATGAGATTCATAATATTCTTAAAGATAATCCTGACCATATGAATGCTTATAAAAATAATATTTTAAATTTATATGTTAGAGAAGTTGTAAGAGATGGTGTAGCAGATCCGAAGTTACATAAGATATTTGTAAGTGAAACCGATGCAAGAGGATATGGCTATGGTTTGAAAAAGTTTTTTGGAGATGATTACGGTGATATCACCAAAGCAGGTAATTTAATTAAAAAAGTAGAAGCAGAGAATGTAAGATTAGAAAATCTAAGAAAAGATTTAGCTAAAAGCACATTAGGTAAAATTGAAAATCTTAATCCAACAACAATTGTAAATAAAATGTTTGACGCTAATGACAAAAATTTTTCAAAAGATGTCATGCGTGTTATGAATCAATATCCTAAAGTTAAAGCTCAATTAAAAACTGTTTTACAAAAAGAAATGCATGACAGAATTACAGTAAATGGTAATTTTGATTTACAAAGATTTGAAAACTTTTTTGGATTAGGTAAAGAAAACAGTCCTATGAAAGTAGTAAAAGAAATATTTAAAGATGATCCTGGTTATGTTGATGGTTTAAACACAATACACAATGCAATTAGGATTATGGCTAGAAAAGATGATTCTAAATTTAAATTACAAGGTTTTTCATCGACTGCCCTAAACCATTTACTAAGAACCAGAGTTGGTATGTTTACTCCAGAGGGTAGAGCACTTACAGCTGGTTTAAGATTAGCAGAAAAAGCAAATCAAAAATCTTTTGCAAGATTGTTAACTGATAAAGAAGCAACAAAAAAATTAGCACAATTAAATAATTTAAAAATACCTAAAAGCTTATCTGATGAAACAAGTGTTAATGCTTTCTTAAAAAAATCTAAATTTTATAATCAGGTTGTTACGCAGTTATTAGGAGATTTTACTGGTGTGTCAAGCACTGAGACTGGTGTAGATATGAGAAAATTAGAAGAGGTAGCACCTAAACCAACTGTAAATGATATTATGAGTATGCAACTAAATCCCACAAATCTTGATGTTAATTTATTTGCAGACACGCAAAAAATACCTTCTACACCGCAACCACAAGTAGCACAAACAGAACTACCAGCACCTGCTCCAGCGTCATCAGGTATAGGAGCATTAAACCCACAGGCACAAGCTGCTAATTATGCTGGATTATTTCCAGAAGATAATTTAGGACAAGCCATAGCAAATCAAGGAGTCAGACGTGGATAACATGATGCTATGGAATATTTTACTTACCGTGCTTATATCAGCATTTGGTTGGGCATTTAGTAAAATGTTTTCCGAAGTCAAAAGACTACAAATACTACTCAATAAAACCAGGGAAGAGTACCTGCCTCGTGACGATGCACAGTCACAGACTACTCAAATACTAGAACAACTTCGTAGATTAGAAGAAAAGCTAGACCGTTTTATTGAGCGTCAAAATGGTTGAACCAATATCCACGGCTCTAGCGGGCATAGCTCTAGTTAAGAAAAGTGTCGACTTTGTCAAACAACAGATACAAACCTGCAACGATATAGGTGACATCATAGGTCATATTGATAAGGCCATGATGGGTGAACAACAAACTATTAAAGCTCGTGATAAGGCAAATGTCGATGTATTCGCTGTGGACAACATTGCTAAAGAAGTTATAGACGCTAAGTTAGCCCGTGAGCATATGAATGAACTTAAAAATCTTGTGAATCTCCGCTTCGGCCCAGGAACATGGGAGTATATATTACAAGAAAGAAAAAAACGTATTGATGCAAAGAAACAAGCCATCAAAGAAGAAAGAGCAAGACGGTTAAAAAAAAGACAAGAAATTGAGGAGTATATTAAATATGGTTTTATAGCATTAGCTACGGTGCTGTTTATAGCGGTTTCTGTTGGTGTTACTATAAAATTTTTTGTAAGTTTAGGTCAACCACTACACGCACACAATCTAGAGTATGATGATCATAGCTGTCTAATATATGAACCTAAATATTTCTACATATGTATGAATGAAGGACGAGAATGGGCTGATACAGAGCTTTATTTAGATCAGAAAAAAATGCGGGGAAATTGGATTGAAATAGAAGATAAAGAGTTGTATAATAAGTAAAACTCGTTTGACTTAGGTCGGAAGTAAGCATTAGCTGAAGAAACGCATTATCTTTAAGGAGGTGATGTGTATGAGTAAAATGGCTTTATGGTACTTCAAAAAAGAACAAAAAGATGCTAAGATAAAGAAGCTTGTAAAGTACTTTTTAAATAGGAGATAAATATGAGAAAGACTAAGGGTTACGCCAAAGGCGGTGCAAAAATGATGAGAGCCATGAAAGGTAAGATGGCTAAAGGCTATGCTAAAGGTGGAGCAAAGATGATGAAAGCTATGGGTGGTAGAATGGCATCTAAAGGCGGTAGAAAAATGATGGGAGCTATGAAGGGTAAGATGGCTAAAGGTTACTCCAAGGGTGGGGTTAAAAAATTTAATCAAGGTAGAATAGTTAAAAAGTTAACTCCTACTACTATTAAAACACCTACACCTAGCAAAACTAAAAACTTATCACAAATGCTAAGACCTAATCAGACAGGTAAAAATACTGGTATTCAGTTTGGACAATTAACAAAAATGTTAAATAAAGCTAGACAAGATGGCGGAAAATTTTCTGTAGCTGATGTAAAGTTTGCATACAATTCTGCGATGGGTGATAAAAAAACAAGACCTATAGCAAAAAGTAGATTGACTAAAGAAGGTAAAAAGTTAGTAAAGAAAAAAAATAAAAATAACTAGTTGTAATCTTATCATAATTAGTTATGATGGGGCATGGCTTATTTGACATGCAACATACCTTACTTCAAGTGTTGGGTACGAAAAGAATTTACTCATAATCATAGGGACTATCATGGCGAGTACTTACACGCACTTGCCATTGCAGTCACAGCAATACCAGATAGGTCATTATCTTTTCAAGTTGTTTTCACGGGATGTGAAGATGAAGAGAACAGACTAGAAGGTCCTCATGGTGGTGCGATGTGGGCAAGAATGCCCATACAAGCTTTAGTAGCAGACGAAATTCTCGATAACTATCCTCCACGTGTGCCTAATCATTTCGTTCAACCTTGGGACTGTTCTAGTCGAGATTTTAGTATTATACGGTATGATCGTACTAGTAGTAGTCCTTGGATTACTAAAATAGACGGTGAGTTCTACAACGCTAAATATTACTTTACTATTGACTATACGAATGGCGATGACATGAATGCTTTAGGGGATGATGTCGCACAACACAAACAATCTCACGTCCTTGCTATCACCAGCGGTGAATTTGCAGGACAGATCGTAGCACAACCAAACAATAGAGTAAGAGTGACAAACCCTGCATTATGGGTCACGGGTCAAGGTGCACCAGACTTTATACCTAGTCAGTATGAGTTTAGTGCAGAAGAAGATGAGTCTTACATGGACCCAGCTTACACATTTGATAATTTATACAACGATGAAGATAAAAAAGACTGACACCTCTTTTACTGTATCAGGGTTTAAGATTGTAGATAAATACAATCACGAAGAGTATAGCAGAAATGATGAACAATCAGGTCGCACTTATAATGTAGGTAATCGTAAAATACCATCTGTAACTACAATACTTAGTGCTACACAACCACCAGAAAAACAAGAGTCTTTAGACAAATGGCGTGAAAGAGTAGGCTATGATGAGGCTGCACGGATCACGGCTCAGGCTGCAAGACGTGGAACTGAAATGCATTATGTACTAGAACAATATCTCAAGGGCCACGGGTATCTGAACTTATCAACCAATGGCAACTTAGCACGAATGATGGCTCATACTATAATAGAAAACTTAGAAAAATTTACAGAAGTATGGGGTACAGAAGTGACACTACATTATAAAGATCTGTACGCTGGATCTACAGATGTTGTAGGAGTATATGATAATAAATTATCTATAATAGATTTTAAACAATCTAACAAACCTAAAAGAGAAGAATGGATAGAAGATTATTATTATCAAATTGCAGCTTATAGCAAAGCTTACAGTGAAAATTTTGAAAAAATAAAACAAGGCGTTATATTAATCTGTACTAAAGATTTAGTATTTCAAAAATTTACTATGAATGAAGATATGTTAGAAACATATCAAAAGAAGTGGATGTTAAAAGTACAAGAATATTATAGAAACTTTACTGCTTCTTCACCAAGTGTTTGAGCACTTAACTTATGTTTGCCTGCTAAACTTTTTACAACAAACTCGTCTATAGTGCCTTTAGCTATAAGATCAACATACGTCACTTCTTTTTCTTGACCATGTCTATGTGCTCTATCTTCTGATTGTGTTCGTACTTCTAAATTAAAACTGTTATTATAGTAAACAACTAATGTTGCTTTTGTTAAATTTAAACCATAACCACCAGTTACTGGATTACCTATAAAAAATCTTACTTTAGGATTTGTTTGAAATTTACGTACATTTTCATTTCTATCTTTGACAGACACTGCTCCATAAATTGCAACTGTAGAACCTTTACCAAACTTGTCTTCTAAGTTTTTTATAATTGTTTCTATATTATGTACAAAGCTAGACCATATAATAACTTTGCCATCATGCTCATCGATGACTTGATGTAGCTCTTGCATTTTAGCATCTTTCATATTTATGGTGTCACCACTGTCTGTTTTGACAAAACCATTACACACTTGTTGTAATTTTATAATCTCAGTAAGTTTGTTATTAAAAGATATCATGTCATTAAGTAAGAGAGCCCTACTATGTTTTTTCAACTGATCATAATAATGTCTTTGCTCAGTAGACAATATGATATCACGTTTTAAATATATCTTGTCTGGTAAATCCATACATTCATCTTTAGTTACTCTAAAAGAAAATGTTTTAATTTTTTGTTCTAACTCATCTATATTCATATAAGTTCCCGTTGGAATCATAGTACTTCTTTGACCAGGCAAACTAAGTTGTTTTAAAACTGCATGTCTAGCTTGAAAGGTGTAAAAACTTTTGTGTCCTAACAAACCTTGTTGTAAAAACTCACATTGTGCAAATAAGTCAAGTGGTGATTTTGTCACAGGCGAACCTGTAAGTATTCTTTTATATTTTATACCACGTCCTAACTTAATTAAGTTTTTAGTTCTACTTGCAGTTCTATTTTTAATTGTAGTAGCTTCATCTATCACCATTGCTACTTTTAACCCACGTTGATCTAATAGCTTTTCAATTAACTTATACCCTTTAGTATGAGAGAATGCTTCAACATTTATTAAGTAATAATTTAAGACATTATCTTTAAATACAAATTTTTTATCAACCTTATGTGTGTATGTATGATAATCAACAGAGCAATGTATATCTAATTCTGTTAACCAGTTTTGATATACAGAGTTAGGTGCAACTACTACGACTGTGTCTATTTTATTTTCTACATATAAGTAACTCATGTTATCAATTGTTACTTTTGTTTTACCCGTACCCATTTGCATGAAGTAAGCAAAGTAATGTTCTCTAGCCCCAGCTTTCAAAGCATTCCTCTGATGTTCAAATGGTTTTGTTTTATATGTAAATTTCTTTGTCATATCGTAATATTGCCTATCTTAACTTTTTTATTTGACATTGCAAGTTTTTTTTATATTATGATAAGAGAAAGGAGGTCTTATGGACTTAGAACAAGAAGCAAAAGTCACTATTGACACTAGTCTAACAAGTGACATAGCAAAAGAATGTAATAAGTTATTGGAACTTCAGAAACAAATCAAAGAGCAACAAGAAGCAACTAAAAAACTTGAAGAGCAAGAAAGGTTTATTTCTGAACAACGCATTCCTGACTTAATGCAACAAGCGGGTGTCCGATCTATAGAACTTACAGATGGCTACAAAGTAGATCTTAGACAAGTAGTATCTGCGAAGATTCCCGCATCGAAAACGGAAGAAGCATTTACTTGGATGAGAGAAAACGGTTACGGTGATTTGATCAAAAATCAAATGACTACTAACTTTAGTCGATCCCAAGATAATGAAGCCGCAGCCTTGTATGACGAATTAGTTAACAGAGGCTTTACAGTTTCTCGTAAAGAGAAAATAGAACCTATGACATTGAAAGGGTTCGCTAGGGAGCGTATACAAAATGGAGAAAACATTGATATGGCGTTACTTGGTGTATATGTCGGAAATCAAACCAAAATAACAAAGAAGGAGTAACCATGAATCAAGTGGCAAAAACCAAAGAGAACCTTCCAACTCTGACGAACTTGGAAGAATTTGCGGGGCAAGGAGCAGAAAACATCACAGCACGTGATGCGAAACTTCCTATCCTTAAAATACTTTATGCTAACTCACCAGTGCTAGATGAAAGTGATGGTAAGTTTATAGAGTCTGCAAGACAAGGTGATATTTATAATGAAGTCACTGGGTCTTTGTATAAGGGTAAGAACGGTATAATAGTTGTTCCGTGTCTATATATCAACACCTTTAATGAATGGAAAGATAGGGGAGATAGTCCAGGTAGACCAATAGCTATTCACACCGATCCTTCTGTAATGCAGAAAACATCTAGGGCTGACGATGGTAAAGATAGACTAGAAAGTGGTAACTACATCGAAGATACGGGTAACCATTTTGTGTATATCTTAGATAAAGACGGCAAGCCTTTAGAGAGTGCATTGATTACTATGAAGTCAACACAGAAAAAGAAGTCTAAACTGTGGAACTCCATGATACAATCAAGAAGAATGAAAGGTAAGAATGGTTTTTTCTGTCCTCCATCATGGGCTACTGCATACAAACTTATTACTACAAAAGAGTCAAACTCTCAGAATAGTTGGTATGGATGGGTAGTAGAATTTGAAAGGTTCTTAGATAAGCCTACAGATTCTGAAACATTAGAAACTACTAAATCATTTTATGAAACTGCAAAGTCTAGTGAAATATTTGGTAAAGTTGATTTTGCAGATGAACCTACGGCAAAAGGTAAAGAAGAAGATACACCTTTCTAATGCAAAAACAATTATTGTCCCTATTTCAGTGTGACAATACTCGCTATCTTACGTCCTCTCTTACGGGAGAGGACGATGATAGGGGAAAGAAAGGTGCGAAGTATCAAACGATACACCACCCCGTCACTGCCGAAGTATGGAAGAAACATTTAGATGGTGTACTACGCTTAGGTCTTAGGCCAGAGATTGAAGACGAATGCACTTGGGGTTGTATAGATATAGATCCTAACAACTACAAAGATTTTTCTGAAAAGAAAGTTGTAGATATTATTAGAAAATATAAGTTACCATTTGTACCCGTCAAATCAAAGTCAGGAGGCTTACACGTATTTGTATTCTTTAGTGAAAAGGCATCAGTAAAAAAAGTTGTAGAAAAGTTAAGTGAGATCAATGAGCAATATTTCTTAGCACAAGAGATATTTCCATGTAATAAAGCTTTAAATATGCCCTATCACAATATGAATGCATCAATGGAGTTTGCTTTTGATTCTAATGGCACACCCGTTTTAATAGGTCAGTTCTTAGAGATAGTCAAAGAAAGAACAATAGCACCAAAAGATTTTTTTAAATTACAAGTACAAGAATACGAAATAGAATCACAATGGTCACACTACCCACCATGTGTACAGAAACTAATTACTGAGAAGTGGAGTGGTGGTATGCGTCATCAATACTTATACAATGTATGTGTATTGGAGATGAAAAAGAATGCAGGTTTAAATTACTCAGACTTGTTAACTATTATGCAAGATCGCAACAAAGAAATATTTAATAATCCACTACCACAAAATGAAGTGGCAACATTATCAAAGTCAATACATAAGTCAGGGTATAGTTATCAATGTCCACCTAAACATCCAGAGTATAGTCCCATATGTAATAAGGATTTATGTAAACAAAGAAAGCTTGGACTAGCCGATGCAGTTCCCGATATTATCAGTCACTTTGAAAACATTGTCTATATTCAAGATACGAAAAACATTTGGTGGGAGTTTGATTACAAAGGTGCACGGGTCACGGTATCTCCAGAAGACATGAAAGATGAGAAGGCATGGCGTGTACGTTTACTAAGACATAAAGTATATTGGCTTACATTACCTAAGCCTAGAAAAGGTCCAAGTCCTTTTGAACTGTTAATGAAGAGTATAGTAGAGAAAGCAGAAGAGTCCGTAGATCATCAGTATATGGACAATGTAGAAGAGGAGCGATACTCAGTACTCAAAGATTTTTTTGAATCACATATAGAACAAGACAAGTTTGATCGTTTGAAAGATGGGTATGTTGTATTAGACTCTAAGTCAAATGTATGTTATTTTAAGAAGTTGACATTGGATAAATTTTTAAAGAAACACGCCTCACGGACTTTTAACACTACGGCAGATGCTTTACGTATGTTAAACTGTAAGAGGGCTGATTATAAAGAAGGTGAGAAGAATGTATGGTATGTAGATATGCCAGAGTTTGTAAGTCACCAAGCAATACAAAAGAAAACTAGAAAAGAAGATATATCAGAAATGGACGATGACTATCATGCAAAGTTTAAAAAACCAGAAACAAAAACAAATATATAAAAAGACCATAAAGATATTTGGACCACCAGGAACTGGTAAAACCTATACACTTATAGAACGTATACTTAAAAAGTATTTACAAAAGGGTGTGCATCCAAAAGATATAGCTTTTATATCTTTTACAAACAAAGCAGTAAACACGGCAGTGGATAGAGCATTAGCTCACTTTACTAAATACACCATTGATGATTTTCAAAGATTTAAAACATTACATAAATATTGTAGAAGATATTTTGAAGAAGAAGTATTTGATCCTAAAGCTTGTATGTTAGATTATGCTTTGCAAACCAAGATCATTAAAACGTCTGACAGAAGATTATCTGATGACGGTTTTATGTATAAAGATTGGTCGTTAGGTATTTATGATAAAGCAAGAAACATGTTAGAAGACCCACTACTTGTGTATAAAAAAGAGTCCTACAAAAAAGATAATTTAGATATATTTGCTAGAAAGATAAATGCCTATGAACATTATAAAAAGGATAGCTTCATAGATTTTACTGACATGATTGAACGTGCCATTGATGAAGTAAACTTTCCTGATCTAGAAGTTCTTATACTAGATGAAGCTCAAGATTTTACACCATTACAGTGGTCTGTAATATATAAGATAGCAGATAATACTAAACGTATTTATCTTGCGGGAGATGATGATCAAGGTATTTACAGATGGAACGGTGCAGATCCAAAATACTTCACTACATATTTTCCTGGTCGTAAAGTTATTTTAAGAAAGACTAGAAGGTTCGGAAAAAACATACATCATTTTTCTAGTATCATTCGCAGAGGTATACTAGATAGTGTAGAAAAAAAATACGAACACGATGGAGGGGCAGGTTATATAAAAAGATATTTAAATTTTTATGAGATACCCTTTCATCAGTTCTCAGGAAGTTGGTACATATTAGGGAGGGTGCATTCCACTGTTAATGAGTTAAAGATGTCTGCCAAGAGTAAAGGTTTATATTTTTCTGATAATCAAGGTAACAAATCCTTTGACTCAAAACAGTGGGAAGCCATAAAAACGTGGACTTCTGTGTCAAAAGGTAATAGTATAAGTAAAGAACAAGCGGAGAACATGTATAAATATATTAGAGAATTAAAACACTTTGATTTTCGTACAAACAAATTTTGGAAAGACATTCCGTCAACACAATTTTTTACCTTTGATAGTTTGTTAGAGTGGGCAGGCTTAGACATGGATAAAGAGGATCAGAAAAAACCTTGGTGGGAGATTTTAAAAAGAAACTTTCAACCAAAACAAATATTATATTTTATAGAGTTGTTGAAAAGATATGGACAAAAAACTCTAAATAATAAACCAGAAATAATTATAGATACAATACACAGTGTAAAGGGAGGGGAGGCCAATCACGTCTGCATATATTCTAAGACTAATTGGCCTGCATCTTTTTCTCACAAAAATGTATCAGAGAGATCTGATGAACGTAGAGTATATTATACGGGTGTAACTAGAGCAAGAGATTCACTACACATCTTATCAACAGATTTTCGATATAATTATCCAATAGGTAAAGATTATTTAACATACATACAAGAGGGGGGTTGATATGAAGTGTTGGCATTGCGGAACAGAATTAATTTGGGGTGGGGATCACGATTACGATATGGGTGAGGATTTTGATATCGTCACTAATTTAAGTTGTCCTAATTGTGAAACCTACGTAGAAGTTTATCATAAAATAGAAGGAGTAGATAATGAACGTGAAGAAGCTTGCAAAAGAAAAAAACCTTGACGCACATAAGTTGTCAAGAGATATCGATGTATCTTATACTTACGCTGATCTATTAATTAAGTCAGAAAGAAAACCTAGTATAAAAGTCATGAAGAAAATACGAGAAGTATATAATTTACCATTAGGGGAGTTTTGATGAATAATGTTATTAATATAAATAGAGTAAAAGTAGATAACTTACTAAAACAGATAAGAATACAAGAAGAATATAAAAAAAAGTGTCAACAAAGTCCTTTGATTAGTTTGGCTAGATTAGCTATTAAATTGTCTAACAGAAAGATAGCTTCATGTAAAAAAGAAATAAAAAAGATAGTAAAAAAAGAGGGGAGTTTTAATGTACAAAATTAAATTAACTATGGAGTTTAAGACTAGACCAACAAAAGCAGAAGTTGAACATAGATTGTTTGATCTGTTAAGAGATGGTTTTG